CGTCATACGACGCTTTGCAGTGATTTTTCTCAAATGGTAAAAACAAAATGTCTATACACACACGAACCTGCTTCCACACCACCTGCCTGCGAAGGCGATAGGCACGGCCAGATATGGACTCGTTGGGATTGGGACCAAGCAGGATTACTACGTTAATCCACTGGCTTGTGGCATCGCCAACCCTTAGCAAATACGCACTTAATTCTTGCATCTTGATGTCATTCTAAACTCACAATCAATATTGAGCATAAAGCTTGTTGTGCCTTTCTTTATCCCAGCCCAGCCTCTGTTTCTCGGCTAGCGTCTTCATTGCATTATCTGCAACCTTGTTCTGCATGTACATAACTAAATGAATGCTGTCATTAAGACCTAAATTTTCTTCCTCTTGGATCGTGCCGGGAGGCACATACACCGCTCTCTTAGCTTCCGGTATAAAGCTGTGACTCCCGCCTAAGTCGCTAGTCCAATTTAGGCTTATGTCCCCGGATAGCTGGCATCGGTACACCGAGTGAGGTATACCCGCAAAAGTATCATCAATGTGGGGTTTGATTTTGCATTTTGACTTGACCCTAATCATAACGGATCTTAATAGGCTGGCTTGGTTTATAGAGAGGGCCATTACAAACTCTATATTCCCCAAGAGCTTCTCAAAGTCGGAGCTAACGGCCTCTGTTGTCACCGTCCTAAAAGCACCCTCGTCATCAATCTCTGCGGCGCTAGCTACTAGGGGTATTACTTCAGCTTCTTTAAACTGATCCGCATTAAATTTATTTATGGACCAAAGGTCTTCAGATAATTCTCTGAATCTGCGTATTAGTTCGTCATCAATCGCCAAGACACAGGTGTTTAAACTGTCTCCCAATGGATTTTGAATGCGTTTTTTTAAATAACTGATCACTTAAAGTGCCCGGCTTTAAGGAGCGTAGTATTCCACGGGCGTATCTTCCGTAGCTTCCACTTGAGCTAGTAAGTCTGACCGTCTGCCCGGATCAATCAGAGAAGCAGAAATAAAGTAGTCCACCGCTTGAATTGTCGCAGGATCTGCAACGCTTATAAAAGAAGCCGCATTCAAGTCATCCAGTATAATTTTAACGCCAACGTCGGTTGACGAGTAAATTGCCGACTTCTCACTCACAGTAAATCTACCCCTAAACTGCAAAACAGACATTCCGTTTATATAAAAAGGCTCTGGAGGGGGCGGATCTGTTAGTCCTTGATCATCAAGCACCTTGCCTATAACTTCTTCTAGCCTAACCACAGCATCTTGTTCAGAGGCAAAAGGAGGACTAACGGGGATATTGCTCCACGCCACATAATTACTATCCACTTCAGCAGGAGTAGCATCAAGCGTCTCCGTATACCCTACCAGAAGCCCGCTGTCTTTTGCTTTTATAAAAAATAACATAACGATAGTCCTAGCTTATGTTGACTAAATCAAGGTTAGTTCTATATCCGTTATTACCCATAAACGTGTAGCTACTGCCTCCGTAATAACTGCCACCATATACATAGCCGGATAGATAACGCACATTTGTGCTATTTACAATTCTTGCGTTGTTACCTTGAGCGGCATTAGCGGCACCGGTTATGTTGATTCCGGTCAAGAAAGACTTGGCTTTACTTATTGAAGACACCGTCCATGTGTCGTAGTCGCTAGAGCTGTTTACCACTGTGTTGGTAAAGAGGTGCTGAGTGCTACAAGAGCTTAATCGGCTAGATACGTTTGTATCAATACGGTCGCGATACGTTGTGCTCCATACGTTAGAGGATAACGCTGTGGACGATGGCGCTCTAGAGCTTATATTGGTATCTAGGTAACCAGCCTTGGCGTTTGTCCAGACATTACTAGACAATCCGCCAACCCCACTGATAGGCGCATCTAGGTTGTCTAGATTCCCTGCTCTGGCGTTGGTCCATGTAGCGGTTGACAGTGCTGTTGATGACGGTGCCCTAGTGCTGATGCCTGCATCAATATAGCCAGCCTTAGTATCTGTCCATGTCGCATTAGTAAGTGCTGTTGATGCGGCGGCGCGTGAACTGACACTAGCGTCTAAGTACCCTGCTTTTGCATCCGTCCATACGGCTGGATCAAGCCCGCCAAGAAAGTCTTTTAGATTACTCATATTAGTTTCCAGCCCTGTGTGGCGTCTACATACTCTACCGTTCCTGAGAAGTAGTCCACGTCTAGGTTCATGTCTGAGGCAGACCCCATAATGTTACTGCCGTTTCTTCCAAGCACCGCCGCCGTCGTAGCAAAATTGCCGGTATAATCGACAAAGGCAACTTGATCCCCAGCAGTTGGAGAGGCGGGTAGCGTCATGGTCACCGCCCCGCCAGCCGTGCTGATGTAGTATCTAACGCTTGCAACGGAGGTAAAGTTTGAAGTTTGTACCGTGAAGGTAGACTCTATCCCAGCAGGCACATCCGCAAAGGCCAGCGTTCCTGATCCATTGGTTTTTAGGAACTGATCTGTTGATCCATCAGACGTTGGATAGGCAAGCCCTGCCGCAGTCAAACTTGTTACGGCCACATTCCCCGTAGCGTCCCCGTATACGGACTTGTCCGCAGGGTATGTGACAAACACGTCTTTCTGGCCCGCACCAAAAGACACGGCAGACCCACTGTTAGAGCTATCAAGCACTGTGGTTCTTGTTAACGTGTTACCAGAAGACGCATACGTCCCGAGACCCACCTCATACGCTATGTTGTCGTTGTCAACAATCGCATAATAAGTTGTGTCCCCGTCTGACAGCGCAGAGGAGAAGGTAACGAAGTTAGCTTGAGCGCCACCCAAAGATATTGCGCCCGTGCCGGTAGTCGTCGTTACCTCTTTTACTCGATCAGCAACAACAAGGGCCATCGTTATGCAATCCTGATAATGGCGTTAGAGGCGTCAGCGGTGGGGAAGATGATTGTGAAGTCGCCTGCACTTGATGTCTTGTCAGCACCAAAATCAAGGACAACAACAGAGTCCGTCGTACCCGCTCCAGCGCCAGCCGTAGTGTTGTAGATTAGCGCGCCTCTGGCAGTAATTGTCGCCGAGCTAAAGGTCAGGTCTGCAAAGTCAGTTAGGGCGGTGGTGCCTGACGTGGTGGGGGTGACGTTTGTTAACGTGCCGCCGCCAGCAGAGTAGCCAGTGCCGCTAATTTCGTTAGTAGCCGTATAGTCAGTCGTGCTTGCAGTAAAGGTCGCACTGTTGGTGTAAAGGGCTAGCTTGAACGTGTCGCCTGACCCATTCGTGAAGTTGTGCTTACCTTCCATCAATTCCTGCTTGAAAGAGGTGCACATATAGTTACCGGTAAATGCCATCTTAGAGTCTCCTAATCATTTCAGCTAAGTCTTTTTGTCCTGCATCCGCGAGTGCGTTGCATACGGTGGTGCGGTCGCTGTTCACTGCTTCCTTCATATAGAAGACCAGCACCGACCGGATCTGCTCCTTAAATGCCTTGGCCTGCTCCTTAACAGCAGGTCCAGCATCATCAGATACATGAATAATTTTAGTGAGGCAACGATCCGCCACCTCGTCAGGATTGAAGCCACGGCCCGACGTAGTTTTTACCCCGACCGTACCAACCGCTAAATCCAACATTATGTTCTAGGCTTCCTCACTGCGCCACCTCGGTAGCTATCTGTTGTGCTGTAGCCTTCGCCCAACTCTTCAAGGCGCGCAAGGGCTTCCTCATAGCGACCCCCATACAACTGCATCAGGTCTGGGTCACCTTTAAGGTAAGTATACGCTTCCAGCAAGCAACCATAAAGTAGTGTTGAGTCAGCATTCTCTCCCAACCAGCTTGTTCCTGTTGATGAGGTTGTGATCGACTCTGGCTTGTGGAAGTAATGAAGCTCTACATCGTAAGCCTTGTCGGGAGTCGGCCCAACGATGAAAGAAGTGTCACTAAAGATGCCGTAATACTTAGGAGCGGCCTGCGTAGCCGACGAAGGATATGCTTGCCTGATGAAGTTTACGTCTTTAAATAGCAGGTAATCATAGCCAGAGTCATCAATGGCCATAGAGTATGGGGTCAGGAAGTCCGAAGGCATAATCAAGTATGGGTTGGCTGACGCCACGGTACCCGTCACATTCTTTCTGAAGTCAGGAAGCTGTACCCGCTTTAGTATTCTATCTTCCGCCTGCTGGATAAAGGTTGGCAGATTATTAACAAATGATGTTTCACTGGACTCTACATAGTCCTGAATCGCTTGCTTTAGCGTCGTATATGTAAAGCTCATAGTGTGTTTACCCGATAACCCATGCCGCTGTGGACACTACAGTATGTGTAGAGTGTTGGGGCGCCTACTGCCACCACAATCTGTGTGTAGGCACCGGCACTTCCCGGTGTCCCAACGTATGTCACGCCAGTCGTGTATGCTGATCCACCTGCATGTGTCCCATCCACTGTTGTTGAGAAGCGAAGTGGGTGACCAGAGTTACTATTGTCAGACTGATCATAGCGGTAAGTGCTACCTTCATTGATATTTACCCCGCCAGCCCCCGGCAATGACCCGTCTTGATAATACTTGTTGCCTGAGCCGGGATTGCTAACTGTTATCGCGTAACTAG